TAAAGCCGTCTTAGATCTTAAGAAAAGAGTTCAGGTTTCATTTAAAGCTGAATTTACAGATTCTATTAAGATTAATCGCACGCAAATCTCTGCCCCTACTGTCTACAGCATGGCAGAGCAGTATATCGATAAGGTCTATTCTGGGACAATGGACCGGACTTCTTTAAAAGAAACAGTAAAGAAATACACGGAGCAACAATGAGCAACGATCTATATGAACACGTAGATCAGCACAGATGGCTGCTTAATAATGGCCTGTTTACAGATCAAGCTAAGGATACTTTATATCTCTACGGGGCCATAATTAACAAAAGCATTACAGCAGTAGAAGTATCTGTAAATTCAAACACTAAGGCAGTAAAATACACTGTCTATGCGCCCAGTTCTTTGCTTAAAGATTATAATAGATATCAGGCACTAAAAGGTACCGGTTCGATATTTGATATGTGGAAGCTCAAAAGGCTTCTTAAGCGTCATGGCAACTTAGAATTTTTAAAGATATTGAGCGGTTTTGTAAAAACTTATTGTGGACCCGCTTGGAGCGTAGAGCTTGAGTTAAGAGAAAGTTCAGAGTATGAGGATCAAAGACCCCCATCTAATGATGGTTCAAAGAAAGATAGAGACCCTGTCCCAGGATGAGGATGAGAGACAGGATCTCTGGGTCGCATATTTAGAAGATCCTTATTTTGATTTGTCGTCAAGGTTTATTGAGATAAAGAACAAAAACGACATAAACGATATTGTAATAAACAATCTTATCAACTATTTGCGCTCTCCGCCCACTACTGAAATGCTAGAATTGCTGGACGTTTTTACGGATCTTGAGCGATCGGTGTTAATATTGCTGGTGCTGGGCTTTACAAAAGAGCAGGTTTCCAAGTATAAGATGATCGAGATGTTGCGTTTACAGCAAATGATAAACAACATCTCAACCCATCCTATATGGGAGACTATGCTTGTTAAAAAAGAGGCTTAACGCTGAAGAGCGATACGGATTGAACTTTGATCAGATCCGTGAGGCCGAAAAGTATTTAAAGCAGCATAAAACGGCCGGCGCAATGGGTAAGCAAGAAGCTATGCCGCTTTATGAACTTTTTCTTCTTGGTTACTCGCTAGAGGATCTAGGTCGCAGATTTCCTCAATATCCACTTGGCAAGATTGCACTTACGGCCGCCCTTAATGGTTGGGTAAAGGATCGTGAAAAGTTAGCCAACTCGGTCTACGATCGCATCAGAGCCAGGATAGTTAGATCGACCGTTGAGCAGGTTGAATTCCTTACTGATATGGTGTCAATCTCTACGACAGAGAACATGGAAGAGATGCGCAAGTATCTCCACGATCCTTCAAAGTCGCCTCCTCCATCAATGAGAATAAAAAGCTTAAAAGAATATCAGCAAGTAATAGAGATGCTTGCTAAGGTTGCTGATTCTGTTCGTGCTTTGGCTACACCCGCTCAAACAGAAGAGCCTCAAAAGCTATCCGCACGCTCAAATAAGATAAAAACCCTACCAAAACCTCAAGAAACAGAGGAATCTCTTCTTCTAGCACAATTAGTGCAGGACCCAGAAGATGAGTGAAGAATCTAAACAATGCTCTGTTCCTGGCTGCGTAAAACCGCTTAAGGCCAAGGGTTACTGCGGTAACCATTACAAGAAGTTCATTGAACTCCCTAAAAAACGGGCAGATCAGACTGCTCTTAGTAAGGTAGCAAAACAGCAGCAAGCGTCTCAAAGAATGACAGAGCGTGCTTCTAAGTTTACGTTAGAGCAACTAGAGCGCGTCTTTCTTACGCCGTGCCGCACGGAGGCAGATTTAAAGAACTACATAAAATATTTCTTTAATCTACAGCTTCCAGACTGCAAGGTTTCTAGATACGCAGATACCACTCCATTTCATGCAATTTGGGACGTTTATAATATTTGCGTAAACAGCAACAATCCAGAAAACGTTCAAGAATTACTGTATGTTGCGGGTCGAGGATCGGGCAAGACCCTTGGCATGGCTATTGCCGAACTTCTAGTTCTTCTTCATGATCAGCGAGATGTTGTGCACGTAGGTGCAATTCTTTCTCAAGCTAAACGGTGTTACGAGTACCAGCAGAAGTTCTTGATGTCAGATAGAATTAAGCCACTAGTGCTGCCTCCTAAAACTCAAGAAACAGACCGGATCTTAGAAAAGTCTACGATGGAGAAGTCTGTTTTCAATGTATCAAGCGAAAAGATCACTCTTGAGGTTCTTCCGTGCACGATGCGTGCACTCAACGGACCTCACGTTCCTCTGGTTGTTGTTGACGAGATTGATACGGTTTCTGGTGAGGCTGTTAAAGCATACAAAGAGATTTCTGGTATGCTTGACTCAAAGCGAGGAAAGAAACCTCTTAGGGTTGGTATCTCTACTCGTAAGTCTAGATACGGTCTGATGAACCAGGCAATCGAGAACGCAGAGAAGCAAGGGCGTCATGTTCGTCGCTGGACAGCGTTTGAGTTCACCGAAAGATGCCCAGACTCAAGATCTGGAGTAGATAAGCAAACATACTACATCGACCAGCAGTCGTTCGATGTCCGTCTTCCTTTAGACTATGCAAAACTTGGCGATCAAAAGAAAAAAGATTACGCCGCGTACGAGATGTATTCTGGTTGCTATAAGTGCCCCCTTGCCCCGATATGCCTTGGGGATGCAAAAAATCAGACGTCAACTTCGCCTATGCTTAAGTCTATTGACGAGCTTTCGCAAAAGATCTTGTCCGAAGGCCCAGATTGGGCAATGTCTCAGTTGATGAACCTCAAGCCCTCTGTAGAGGGAATTGTTTTTAAAGAGTTCGACGAGCGCACTCACGTAAAGACGTGGAACCAGATGTGGCACATACTCACAGGAAAGGAGTTTCCTGGCGAGTGCAATCACGATATATTCGTCAAGAAGTGCTTGAATATGGGGCTACCAGCGTATTCCGGTATTGACTGGGGGTGGTCAAATCCGCATACGTTAGTTACTTTCTTTGTTGACTCAAAAGAAAACATATATATTGTTCGCTGCGACGGCATGACATATATTTCAAGACCCGCCTGGATGCATCACGTGAAAAACAAATGGCACCAAGTGTATCGCACGCAGCTCTATTTTCCTGATCAAGCAGATCCAGGCGATGCTGTTGAAATGCGTAAACTAGGCCTACCTACTTCAACGAATACAGATAAGGGTCAAGTTAACACCGGCATTCAAGTTATTAAGAAGTGGTTAAAAGTACCAGGCGCCGGAGAACCAAAGATCTTCTTAGCTCAAGAGACGTGCCAGCCTCTGATAAAAGAATTTCAGCTCTATCATTACAAGGTCGATGCTGCGGGTATGATAACCGATGACCCAGACACCGAACATGATCACTGGATCGACGCGTTAAGATATGCCGTAACCAACTTATTCGGCAAGGGTGCAGTAATATTGTCTTCTGCAGGACTAGACGTTGATATGACTAAATTAGTTGACTCAACGGGAAGCTTTTTTAAACCACCCACGCCAGAAGAATACGCTAAGGTTAACAATATTCCGTTTAATCCGGAGGTTAATCTCGACAAGATGGGTAAAATAGGAAGGCTATCTGAAATAGAAGACGATGAAGAGCAGGGTGCTGACGGCGGCTTCATATGGCAGTTCTGATCGTATAATAAGACCACCTTAAGGCCGGAGACAAAGATGTCTTGGATTGAAGATATTAAAAAAGCAGTTACCGAATCTCTTCGTAAAGATATCGAAGATCTGACCAAATCAGATGGCGATAAACTCCCTGACTCTCTACAGGAACAAAACCGGTCACAAGATTCGCAAGATTTAGTTGGTAGCCGCGCTATCCTAACAGACCCGTATTATGATCACGCGGCGCATAATTATTTTCTTTCTAAATCAAAGATCTCCCGCATCGCAAACCGTACGTTGAGAGAAATCTCAATGCGCGACTGGCTCGTTAATGCCATCCTGCAAATCAGATGTGATACTGTCCTTCGCTTCTCCCGACCACAAGAGAAGAAGTATGACATGGGTTATCGTTTCGTAAAGGTTAATCACCACGAGCCGATGACGCAGGAAGATATCGAAAACATCCGCATGCTGGAAGAGTACGTGTACCATTGTGGTCGCACCGACGGCACCCCGCGTGGCGAAGAGATGCTCTTTGGAGAGTTTCTTAAACTAATTACGTGGGATGCGCTTACGTTTGGTCATATCGCAACAGAAAAAGTTTTAACCCGAAAAGGATCGCTCCATAGATTCCGTCCGCTTCCTGCCGAGACGGTTTATAGGGTAAACCCAAACGTTTCAAAAGATACCGTTGAGAACCAGGCCAAAATAGCTCTTGAGCTTTATCATAAAAAGCGCTCTGACAACGATCCCCGCGGGGATGGTCAGATTAACAACCCGGACTCGGAATATCTTAAATACGTCCAGCAAACAATGGACATGCGCGTCATCAACGTCTTTGGCGATGAAGACATGGTATTTAAGTTGTTCAATCCAAAGAATTTTGCCGACTCTAACGGATATGCGATATCGATGGTTGAGCAAGCTGTGATCATGATCACCAACCATCTTAATGTTGAGTCATACAATGCAAATTACTTTACGCACGGATATGCAGCTCGAGGTATCTTGCACCTCAAAGGAACTGTTACTCAAAACACTCTCGCGTCTTTCCGTCGTCAGTTCTACAACACTATTTCTGGCTCGAACAACGCTTGGCGCACTCCGATTGTCGCAGGTCTCGACGACGTTCAATGGATACCGATGTCAGGATCTGCACGCGAGATGGAGTACATCAACTTCAACTCCCACGTCATGCGATCAATTTGCGCACAATTTCAGATCGATCCCATTGAAGTCGGTCTAGATTACTTAACTACAGCCAACGGTCGCGCAGCTGCGCAAGCAAAAGAATCTGGACAATTTAAGATCACGTATTCTCGTGAACGCGGTCTCTTGCCGATCCTTTACTTTATTGAAGACCTAATCAACCAAGACATTGTTCCTGCGTTAGATAAAGAACTCGCATCTAAATATAAGTTTAAATTTGTCGGATACACAGACGATACAGCCCAGACGGACATTTCGCTGCGTCAAGCACAAATGACCGTATTTTCTTCGATGAACGATCTTCTAAAAAATGAGGATCGTAAACCCATTGACCATCCAATTGCAGATCTGCCACTTAATCAGGCTTTCTGGGGTCTCGTCGATAAGATGATGACTAAGGGCGAGCAGAGGGAAGTATTCCTTGGCGACAAGGGTGCAACAGAGCGAGATGAACTCAAGTATCTTCCTGGCGATCCAATGTTCTTGCAATGGTCGAATTTGCTTATGACCAAACAGGCTCAAAAAGAGGCCAAAGATCAACAAAAGCAACAAGCGGCAATGCAGCAGCAGCAAATGGATCATGAGCACGATCTTCAACGTCAGCAGGTCGATGGAGACGCGGAACGTCAAAAGCAAGCAGATGCTGAGGCTGCAGTTAAAGCTGGATCCCCTATTCAACAGCTCCAGGAAACTGCGAAAGAGTATGGTGCAACGCAGGCTTCTAATATTGGGGGCACGGTGACGCGCAATCCAATAAATGTTGCTGCTGACTTAGAAAAAGAATAACTGAACAATAACAATTCTTTTGTATAAATATCTCTATTGAGGAGATCTATTTATGGCTTGGATTGTAATTGAAGGCATTGATAGGAGCTTTAAATCTTCTGCGGCCAAGTTGTACGAAGCCAAAGGTTTTAAGGTTATCCATTTTTCCGCTCCAGATAAAAAATACTACCAACCTGGTTACACTGGGCCGACATACTTTGAATCTCTCATCGAGATGATGGTTTCGCTTTCTGGTCAAGACGTAGTTTTTGACAGATCGTGGTACGGCGAGGCTTGCACATGGCCGCAGATATACGGTCGCAAATCTCTCTTAATAGAAGAAGATCTAGACGTTCTTCGCGAGTTCGAAGAACAAAATTCTGTTTCTCGAATCTTAATGGTTGACCCAGATGTAGAGGCTCATTGGAAGCGCTGCGTAGACAATAAAGAACCGTTGACGCGATCGCAGTTTAATTCTGCCCAACAGCTCTATGGAATTATGGCAGATAGGCACGGTTTTGAAATCAAAACAATGCATGATTTCGTGCAACCCACACAAAAGGTAGAAGAAATGCAACCACAGCAAACTGAACCCAAGGTTCAAGTAGAAGAACCTACAAATGTTCTTAAAATCGACACACCAATTAAGCTTACGCCTGAACAGCTTAAACTGCAACAAGCCAACGCCATAAATGACGTTTTATCCTCTCGAGTAGTAAAGAAAAAGGGCGCAGAATACGATCAAATTGAATCCCGCATCAGGGAGTTCCTTAATTCAGAGTTGGCTAAAATTTTGGGAACAAACGCTCAGCAACCAGCGCTTCCATTCACTAATGAAGAAGTTACGCTGCTCAAAGCATTGGCAAATCGGGTAAAAGATAAACGCGCTTAACAAATACGGAGACAATTAATGAAAATCGCAGAATCAAACAAAAAACGCAGTAAATCCGCTATAATTCGTGTAGCTGAATTAGAGCGCGAAGTGGCTAATTTGGCCCTTGCTGTGAGAGTGTCTCAAACACTACTTAAGCAATTCATGGAGCAATTGCGCCCCATGCAAGACGATTTGACTCGTTTTTACGCTGCACTAAACGATGTACAGTACAAAAACACTGCTCTTATCTCTTCTGTTCCGGGTGTGTCACGCGAAAACGTGGCAACCCTTGCCGACCAACTGAAACTAGCCGATTGGCAAGAATCGTCTGATAAAGACGACGCCGTACGCGATCTGGTTCCCGCAGATCAGGTTACCTCAGAAAATGATGTAATCGTGATTACCTCTACGACGCCAGACGAGCCTGAAGATCGTGGCATCTTCCGTTCTAAATCAGTACTCAAAGACATTGCCAACCAAGACATCGCGACTGGTTTTTTAAATCAGCCAGTTGGCTCAACGCTTGAGACCACTATCAACGGCGCCCGACATGTTGTTCAGCTGTTGGCTGTTCGTGTTCAGAAGCCAGCAGCAACCACTGCTGAGTAATATCATACTGATTTCGGCTCCAGCTTAAACCTGGAGCCGATTTTTATTTTGTCCAGAGTATAACAAGCAAGACTAAACCTCTTGCGAGAGCTCAATGAGCGATCTTAACGACAGATTTAAGTCTAGGTGTCCACGCAAACTTGGCCAAATAACCAAGGAGTGGTGTCCTTTAGCTGTCTTAAGACTTAAGACACTTAGGGCTTCTAAGAAGGAGCTATCTGAGGAAGAGGAAGCCAACCTTCCAGGTTGCGCATGGGCAATCGATGATCAAATGTCTGGTTATTGCTGGTTCGCCTATGAGGCGCACAACATGCCTGAAACACCTTCAACCGACGTAGACATCGCAGCAATGCTTCACGTATCCACCGATACCGTAAAGAAAACCGCTGAAAGAGCAATAAATAAAATACAGAACTGTCGCGCGATCAAAGA